TTACTTATTATTAAGCCCCTCCACCATTTTCTTCAGCTTTTCCATGTCTGATTTAAGTGCTTCAATTTCGAGCTGTTGTGCATTGTTTTCCTCCACCAGCGACTGCAGCACAGCATGATGCACTGCCACCATGGCACCGGAATCGCCCGCCTCAACTGCCAGCACATCATCAATCACTGTTCCGTCATCAAGCTCGCGGGAACCAGTATTAAAAACGGCATTCGGGAAATATTTAGCGATGTCGTTAGCAATGACTCCGATACCGAAACGACCTTCAGCTCCCCTGTGCTTAAACTTCCATGTGGCCGCCCGGACATTCATCAGGATATCGCGTGGATTTTCGACAGGCCTGATGTCGTCCTTAATGCGCTCATCTGAACCGGAGTTGACCCAGGCGTTTGACGCAATCGCCGTACCCGTCTGGCCGAACGTGAAAACTCCTGTCCCGCCGGTCACGCCCACTACGACCATGCGTATGCTGTGATACGAGGTCGTGTAATGCTGCATCCGGCTGTAAGACCCGTCGGGCGCAAATGCCTTCCAGAAATTGTTGTAAAACTCACCCGGATTTGAGACACCGTGCGCTGCGCGAAGGATGATGGCCTCTCCCGCGTCTCCGGAGTTCGTGTAGTTGAGAAAATCGATAACGCCTGTAAATCCGGCCCCTTTGACGGATGCGGCATCTTTAATGCGGTAATCGTCCCCCGCTGCAACGGTGCCAGCGGTAGTACCAACGTATTTGGTCGCGGATTCGCCGAGCTGCAGAGCGGAACGCGCGCCGGCCGGAGTGGTGGCCCCTGTTCCGCCATTCGCAACCGGAACCACGTCGGTACTGGTGAACACCTGACGGACGCTGAAAGTTCGGGCACCTTTGGTACCCACAACCAACACTTTGTAAATCTTGTAGTTAGAATCGGTCGCGGTGTCCGGAATAATTTCCAAGCTGAACCTTGCCCCGCCTGATGATGTACCGTTTACCAGCACGTACACACCCGTACCGTTTGTAAAAGTGATACCCGGCGGAAGGTTTGACATGTTTTCGATCGCAACGCGGCAAATCTGTCCGGACAACGCATCGAACTGTTGCCAGTCAAACGAGCTGAGGGTGGTTATTGCAGGCAATCCCATCCCTAAATCCCCCACCACCTTTGCCCCTTGCTGCTCCCAGGGAGACCAGGTGGTCCCGGATAGCGTCCGCTGCCAGGTGCGGTTGATAAACGCAGCACCCGATACGATGGCGGTAAATCTCTGCACCACTGAATTAGCGCTGCTCCGCAACAGCACTTCACAGATACCTGTCAGCCCGGATGCCACAGGGCCGTTTGTAGCGACACCAGTAATGGACCAGGTACCGGGGGTAACCAGGGCATTTAAATCACCCTCATAATATCCGGGGCGCGAATTCACACCGACGAGGCTCCAGTCACCCCATGGCCCGTCCACCCCGTTCCATGATGCAGTGAGAGAGCGCACATAAACGTTGCCGTTTCGGACTGTATACCGCTGGGTGCCTCCCCACTGCCCGCCGGCGAACACTTCAAGGAAACCCACAGCATTCGGTTCCGGGAAATTGCTGGCTGGCTGCGCATTATTCGATGTGCCCTGCATCCATATCCCGGCAAGCGTCGCTGTCGGTCCATAGCTGTTCAGATTAGCTGCTGCTGGCAGCGCGCCACGGACCTGCTGTGATGAACCGACCAGCCCTGCCATTTTTGTCCATGACGGACCCGGAACCTTTGTGCCGTCCGGCAGGGTGATGTTGATATCTCCGTCAGCAGAATAAAATGACTGCCAGTTAGCTTTGTCATTATTCATCCCACGCATTGCAGCAGTCGTCTGCGCAACAAGATCGGCGGTTACCTGGTTCAGTGCCTTACGCGGCACTGCTGCCCACGCCGCGCCGGTGGTTGTCGGGCCGGTGAAGGGGCTGACAAGCGTGGCGGCCGTGTTACTGGTGACGCTATCAACCGGCAGGGTATACAACACGCCGCCGATGGTCGCGGTAATGAAATCGCCCGGTTTTAAATCCGTGGTGAATAACGTACTGGTACCAACCACCGCCGTTGAATTGTTGGTCAGTTTAAGAGTTCCTGCGGACATAATTTCTCCTGATTACAGGCAATAAAAAACCCGCCGGAGCGGGTTAGTTTAAGCGGTTTGCGCGAATGAGCCGGAGCCGCGCAGTATTAACATGGTCGGCGAAGACAGTGAAGATCCGCCTGCGCCGCCAGGCACCCCCGTGGAGCACGATACATTTATGACTCTTTCAGTGGTGCGGATACTGTGTATGCAGCATGATGTGGTGCTGCCCCCTCCGGGGGATTGCAGATAGAAGGTTCTGGAGCTGCCATTTATGTTGATGACCGCCGTCGCCCCGGCGGATGTGCCGTTCTGACCTGTTACAGTGACATTCATCATGACCACCACTTGTTTCGACAGGTTGAATGTGGCGCTGTCAACATACTGGAAAGATCGCACATAGTTTTGCGGGGCATCATCAAATACCATGCCGTTAGCCACGTCGCCGATAAAGCTGCTGGCTTCCACTGTCCCTGTAAATTTGCCTCCGCTGGCGTACACAGTGCCTCTGAACTCACCATCAGTCGCATAAACCGTGCCCCTGAAGGAGCCGGATTCGGCATAAACAGTTCCCTTGACGGTTACGCCCGCGAACCACGCAAACCCGCTTTTGTTAATGTGCCAGCCCACATTGCCGGTACCATCCCATGTGTTGGACTGGATGTACTGGCCAATTTTGGCGTTATCGATGCTGGCATTCTGGATAAACGCCGATCGCAAAAATACCTGGCCGTTGAAGACAAAAAATGCGGCTTCATAACTTCCCGGATCGCTGCCGGAATAAATACCGAACTGGTCAGCAGCAAAAACAGCAGTCGATTTATACCCTCCACTGCCGTTTGGCTCGAGTGACATTCCGAAGCCCGTGTTATAGAGCTGCTCGCCACGCCGCACGCCAAGATTCAGGGTGTATGAAACCTTTGCGGTACCGTTATCGGTAATAACAGAAGTGAGCTTCTGGTTAATGGCTGCCTGCTGGTTTCCGAGCTGGGTTGCTACCTGCGTCTGGTATTGTGCAAAGGCCTGTTCGGCTGAAGACTGCGCCTCCTGAATGGTGGTAATGCTGCTTTTAACACCGTTAAAGTCGGCCGCCACTGAAAGCCGGTATTCAGCGAACGCCTCGTCGGCGTTAGCCTGTGCGGTTTTAACCTCACTGATTTCTGCAGCAGCATCACCAAACTGAACGGCCACAAGCTCCTGGTACTGCGCGAAAGCCCGTTCATTATCCGCAATGGTAATCCTGGCCTGCGAGATTTCAGCACGCGCCAGTCCCACCTGTTCATACTGGATCTGCGCCCCTTCCACCTGGGCCAGCGTGTTCTGCATTGTCGCTTCCAGGCTGAAATCTATCCCGGCCTGCACGTTCTTAAATGCCTCTGAATCGCGCACCGCTTCATCGATGTAATCGATCATACCAGGGATATCTGACGACGCCTTGCCTGATGCCTCAACAAAACCCGACACGCCGAACGCGTTGCGCGTCCGCACGTACATGTAATACGTGGTATCCGCTTTCAGTCCGTGAAGGTTCCACTGGCTTGATCGCCCGAGGAACTGCGTCTGGTCTTCAATAAGCGCCGGGTTAAGAACACGATTTTCACCGCTGTACCAGAATTCAAAGGTGGTGTCTGAAGTGGCAGTTACACGCATAACCGGGACGATATCTGCTGAGAAAAGACCAGGCGTCCAGATAACGGATGATGGTGCCAGTGGCGCCCCGATAATCAGGTTCACCTGGGTTTCGGCACCCTTCATGCCGTTCTCGTTGCGGCCACGTACCCCGAGCATGTAATTCCCGGCATTAAGTCCGTAGAAATCATAGCGAAACTGGTCGGTTTCATACTGTGCAACAACCGCCCCACTTTCGTTATAGACATACAGTTCGAACACCAGCTTTTTTGTAGTGGTGGCGGTTTCCCATGTCGCCGTTACCTGCACGGTTTCGCTGTTGTTGTTCAGAATGCGAAGGTTCTCGATATTCGGTACCCGGTAGCCATTCAGGGTGTCGGTAGGCATTTCAAAAACAGCGCCCTCATCCACAATGGCCTGTTTGTTCGGGTCGTGCTGGCCCGCCGTAATGCTGTAAACCGAGTTATTTTCTGTTTCAGCAATGCTCAGAATACGGAAAAGACGAACGGACAGTTCACTGACTGAAATAGCAAAAACAGTCCCGTCACGCACCCAGGCGGGAGCGCTGCGCAAAGTAATGACGCGCCCGGATACGCTGACAATGGGGTATTTCACAAACTTTCCATTGCTGCCCATAAGCGATATGTTGTCGCCTGGCGAAACCAGACCGGAGACATCCGCATCTACGGTTATATTCGCGCCGGAGTGCGAGACAATACGCCCACCCAGACGTGTCCCGGCATAGTCGTTATCCATGATTTCCACGACATCACCCGGTGTGAAGGCGACTGCATCCCGGGCCATCTGGAAAGTTAACCGGCTGCTCTCCCGTTTTGCGGTTTCAAGCAGCCATTTACCGGCGCGCCATGCCTGCCCGCGTGAAGTGCAGCCGAACGCCTCAAGCGTTGTCTCGTTGTAGGTTCCACTGCGCGCAATCATGGCATCGTCGGAAACATATTCCTTTACCTGCTCCCAGCCGTTATCCGGGTCAGTCCAGGACACCACCACCGCATTGTATTTTTCGGCCCGTTTAACCGAGCTGCGGCTGAATTTCCCGTCTACAACATTCGCATTGGTAATGGCGGCAACCGGATCCTGAGGCGTGTCCAGCATGACCGTGAGGCGCAGGCCATCCCAGAGGGCGATGCCCCGGAACATCCCGGCGATTTTATCCAGGATATCGCGGGCGCTGGCCTGCTCGGTAATATAGGCGTTCAGCGTCATGCGGGGCTCTTTCCCGCCATACCCGTCGTTTACCAGCTGATCACAATACTGTGACAGGATATAAAGCGCGCCGTCGTCGACATCGATATAGCCCGCGCGCCGGGCCAGGCCAAAACGCGTGTTTTTCACCAGCTCGCGAAAGAGCCAGGCCGGGTTGTTCGTCCACGATTTTTTGAATCCGCCAGTCCACAACCCCGAATAGGTTCTGGCAATCGGGTCGTAGTTGTCAGGAACGTCCACAATCAGGCCGCGCAGGTGATAGGTGCGGCTTGGAGTGTCTCTGTACTGGTCACGGTCAATCACTGCACCGGCAATAGCCGAAAACGGGTAGTTCAGGTTGTCGTCAGTAATCTGGCTGTAGCTGTTCCAGATGGTACCGTTCGACAGCAGGTCGCTGTTACTGTCAGGTGTGATACGGCGAACGCGGATATCAAAGGGTTTCGTTGTCGGTGCCTCGATGACGTGCGCCTCAAGATATTCGCCAGAAATTTTATTTGGCCCAATCGTAACGGTTTTTTGTAGTGTGAAAGCGCCACCGGCAACACGGGTTTCAATCACCATCGTTACAGAGGTGTTCTTCTGGTTCCCTTTCGTATCCTGTTCGACGAGCCCCGTCACACCGATATTCAGCCGCACACGCGTGACGTCCTGATCGGTGATTGTGCGGACCAGTGGCGTGTTGAAAGTCACCTCGGTGTTAACGATGCTGGTCGCCTCGATGGCGGAAAAGCCATTAATGGGGCTCTGGAATTCCGAACCGGGTCGCCAGGCCACGCTCACACCGTTCACGCTGACGTTACCGGCAGGATCCGTGATGGGCGTTTTATTCAGCATGAAAGAAGAAAGGTGTGACTGGTCAACCGGTCCGTAAATCGGGCCTTCACTGATGAGATCCAGCACGCGGTAAAACTGTTTAGATTTGAGGTTATCGTCGAGAAGTCTGGGAGTGCTGGCCTTGCCGCCGCCTGAAGACATAATGTCACCTTAACTTATTGATTCTGTCCAGTCCTGGTTATTTGTCGTGTCGATACCGAGGGAAATAACGTTAGAGCCACACACCATTTCGCCCAGCAGGATCGGCACTGGCCGCCCCTGTCCGGCACGGTTCTCCGCACTGGTGAAAGAGTTGTTGGTGATGGTGTTGTTTTCCGCCGCCTCGGCTGAGGTTTTGGTTTTCATGTTGCGGGACATATATACGCTGTAGGCAATGGAGGCGACACTTACCGCCACTGCGATCCACGCGGCTGCGGCTGCGGTAATCGCCCCCTCAACCACCGGCACGAAAAGTACACTGGAACCCTCAGCCAGACGCCTGTCCAGGTGCCAGCGCATTGCGTCCGCCGCCACGTCTTCGCCCGCCACGCGGACGCGCACCCGCGATTTGAGAAAGTCCTTTTTGAACTCCGGGCACTGGGCCAGCAGCAGGCGAAGCCCTTGCGCGGGGGTATCAACGTTTAATGTGACCTGGCGGAAATGTCGGCGGAAATGCCCCGCAAATCTAAAGATGAGCACCGGTGATGCCTCCAGATGGAATGGGTTTGTTTCATGTAAGCCATGCGGAAGGGTTCACGCCTGCTGAGGTGCCCGGCGTGGTCGTGGTGAAGCACCATGTTATCGTCCAGCAGGATCATCGCATGGCACGGGTCGGCACCCGGGAACGGCTGGCGGATAATCACATCGCCGGGTACGGCCTCGCTGGCAGAAACCTGACGGAAACCGTTGGCCGCCATGTTCCTGAGATAGAGATTCTCTCCGCGCAGCCACCAGCCTTCTGTCCGGGCAAAATCCGGCAGGTCAATGCCGCACAGGTGATACGCATCGCGAAACAGCGTGTAGCAGTCTGTCACCCCATGCGCAAACCTCCGGCCCAGCAGGTGCGCTACCGGGCGGAACTTTCGCAGCTCGCCGTTACACGCCAGCCACCAGGGCAGGCCTGTCATAACCTGCATGGCGCGGTCAGCACCTGACAGCACCGGTACCGCCTGCGGATGTGAGTGAAATACCGCCGTGACTTCTCCCGCCTCCTCCGCTGCCAGCCAGTCATCATCGCTGATGCGGAAATGGTGAGCCGGATCGGGATGGACGTTACGGCACGGGTAGATGCGGGTATCGTTGATTATTAGTGCGCACACTTCATCCTGCGACGAGGCCGCATACTCGAGTAATTCCTGCATCAGGAAACCTTCTGTGAACCGGGGAAACTGCTGATTGGCATGGGGTACGGTCGCGGGTACCGGAAGCGGCAACCTGTGCGGCGGTGAGAACATTTGTCCAGCGCAGGGTTGCTGGTCTGGTTGTCCCGTTCATCGGCGACCGGCGGTCCGTCGTAATTGCAGCCGGTGCCGCGATAAACCCACTGGCATACATCCGCCAGGATAGTCCGCGCCGGAATAATGGCGTTGTCGCAGTCCACCGGCGTTGCGAGGGAATAAGTCACCTGTTCTGAGGTTTCCTCTGTCATCTCCTCGACAACGTAACGGGACACTGCCTCCACAGTAGGATCCGCATCCGGGTTACCGTTGGGGAAGTTAACCGCATCAAGATACTTCACCGGCACCTGGCGGCGCGTGACCACCACACCCAGCAGATCGTCGAAATCATGGTTCATCCCAAAAATCATACCCGTGACGTTCGCGACAGCCATAACCGGGCGCGCATAGGTACCTTCATTCCGGCTCTCGAAGCCTTCGACAGCAATGGGATAAGCGGGATAGGCGTTACCGCGCCAGATAACGTTGTTGTAAAAACCGTTGGTACCGGAGTGGAATCGCACAACATCGCCGCCGTACGGCCGGAGGTCGAGATCAAAGAGATCGATAAAAGAGCCGACTCCGGCATCAACGCTTTCGATAATTAGCTCTGGTGGAATGTCGCGCACGAAAATCTCCCATAAAAAAGCCACCAGGAGGTGGCTACTGTTCGAATATCAGGATGGGATATATCCCTATCCCTGGTTATGTTGTGGGTTCAGCTCGTCAGCGGTGGGACGCTGACGCACTCTGGGAAGAGGGATGGCTGATTACCTCTGACTAAGGAAATGATATGCAAAATAATATGCAGTTAGATATCAAAAGCGATGCGAAAGATTTAGTTGGCCTAAATAAAGAGATAGGAGAATTGAAGCTAGTAATTGGTTTCATGCTAATGAAATTACCGCCAGACTCAAGACAGCAAGTCATTAATGAGCTTAAAGCATGGGGACTACCTGATGCAGCGAAAACATTCGATCAGTTTGTTAACATTACCCCACCGAAAAAGTAGCGACCCCATTTTCCCTTAAATGAAATGTTATATTATCTGCGGTCTGTTCCTGGGCCGCTCTAAACCGGGCATTAACCTCTTCCTGAAAATTAGCAAATGCCTTTTCTGTTTCAGCAATAATCCGGCGCAGTTCTTTAATTTCGGTATTCAGCAATTCAACTTTGTTATCCAAAGACATAATACTCTCCCGCCTTTCGGCTTTATCGTGGTACCTGTTCAAATGTGGCCGTCAGTTCATATAACGGCCCGGTTTTTGTCATGTTCCAGGAGCGGCAGACAAACAGCGCCTGTACCCCCGTATCCGATGGCGTCCAGTAGAAAGACTCCACCGCCATGCGTGCTGTCAGAAACGCCTCGGCCTGTTTCGCCGGGTTCACACGGCACGGCCCGTTAACGCCGCGAAACGTCAGCGAGTATTTTGACATCAGCGGGTTGATGCCTTTGGTCTGGCGCTGCTCGTAGCCATCTCCGAGTTTCACGACGGCTACGTTTGGGGTGCGTTCGGCACTGTAGCCTCGCTGAGGTTTCCAGATGAAGATTTCAGGCATTAGCGTTTATTCCTGGGTTGGATTAAGCCTCCGGGGCGAGACGACTGGTCGCTGATATGATAGAGAGCCACACGCTTCATCATCCCTTCCATCTGCTTCATCGTTGCCTGGTCGATTCCACCGGTAGTGTTGATTTCAAAAGTAATGTGCTGAACAACACTACCCCCGCCGCCTGCTTTATCTGCTGGAATAATCTTCCCTGACTTGTTTGGCATAAATATCTGCTGGCCACCAGCTGTCTGGAATACCTCAGAGCGCCCATCCTCGTTAATGCGGTAGGCGTTGCCCGCTGATACCCCGCCTCCATAACGGCGACCGCCAGCAAGCGCCAGCCCCTTGGCTGCAAGCATTGAACCAGCGTACGCTGATTGCCCCACCGCAGCAGCACTGCCGTACGTCGCGATTGAAGCGCTCATAGCAGCGGGTGCCCATGCAGCTGCGGCAGCTGAAGCCTGGGCAGTAGTTGCTGCCAGAGAAGCAGCCGCAGCCGCCTGGCCCATAAGCTGACTTTTAGCCCATTCAATACCCATCTGAACAAAGCTGCCTACCACGCTGTTTAAAATCGTGGTGCCGATGTTGGCGAAAGATTCCCGCAGGCTCTGAGTGCCGTTTATCAGGCCAGTAATGGCGCTGGTTGCCCCGCCCTGTAAGGAGTCCACGGCGGCGCCAATCATGCTGTTAATCTGGCTTTGCTGCTGCCACTCTTCCCACATGGCCGCCATGCGCCGCTGGTGATACTGTTCCTCAATGCTGGCCCGTAACGCTTCGGCTTCCGCGATCTTTTGCGGATAAAGGGTTACGTACTCATTGAGCTGCGCCATTTGCGTCAGATATGAGTTATCGACCGCTGCAACTGGTGATACCTGCCCCTGCAGGCTGGTGAAGTTCTGACTGGCCTGAGTGCGCTTTTTCTCTTCCTCCGCAGCGGCCTTTATCGCCTGCTGACTTCTCCAGATTGCGTCGGCCTGCTGCTCAGCCTTAGCTATTTGCGCGTCAGTCGCTTTATTTCCAAGCGCCATAACCGCATCGTACTTCGCCAGTTCAAGCGAGCCATCGGCATAACCGGTGTTGAGTCGATCCAGTGCAGACTGCTGACGAGATAAAAAATGCGTTGCGTCGTCAGCGGACTTCTTCGCTTCCTTGTTTGCGGCTTTTCTTGCGCTGGTTAACCGCTCTGTTTCAGCGTATTGAGCCGCAAGGGCCTTTCTTTTTTTCTCATCAGTAATCCCGGCATCATCAGCATCGAATTGCGCCTGCAGTCTTGCTCTTGCTTCACCCTCCAGTTTTGAAAGAGCAAGGCGGCGTTCGGCGTTCTGAATGAGTTTCTTCGCTTCGGGGGAATCTTCCGGTTCCGCAGGTTGTTTATTCCCAACGTTCGCGGCTTTTTTATTGAGTTTATCCAGAACTTCGATCGTTGAAGCCATCGCAATAATAGCGCTTTGGCTTGCTCCAGGAATTACATTCTTGAGGTTGTTTTCAAGGATCGCAAAGGCCGCATCGGACTCCCTCGCTTTCTGATTAAGCTGCTCTTGAATAAGAGCCTGCTTTTCCAGAGTGGAGCGCAGTGTATTTGATGTGTCATTAACATCAGCAGTTTTCGCATTCAGCTCGCGAAGTGATTGTGTAACCCTTCTTTGTGCATCTTCAATCACCTGCAGCGGCGCGCCGGATTCGCGCAATCCTTCGAGTTGTCGTTGGTATTCTTCTAAATTTTTGCGTGCACTATCCTGCTCTTTTACTTGGTCTTTAAACTGTTCGTTAAGAGCTTCAATAGACGTGGCAGTGTTGTCCAGAGTTTTTCTGAGCTGGATTTGGTCCATCTCCTTCATTCTGGATATTACATCGTCCAGAGAACTGGCGAAGTTGATTGCTTCTTCTTTTGCCTGTTTTGTGGTTTGCCACCAGTACAGCAGAGCTCCGGCGGCTATCATCACAACACCCGCAGTGCCGCCAATTAACGAGAAAGCATTACGCAACAACCCCATACTTACCGAGGCGGCACTCGTTGCAGCTGCGGCTCGGGTCGATGCCGCCGCCTGGGCTAACTCTGCCTCTGCATATGCGAGAGAGGTGGTTGTCGCTTTGGTTTTCGCAGCAATCAACCCCTCCAGCGCAAAGGTTACAGCCGCAGTACCTTTCGCTACGTTATATTCTGCCTGAGCCAGATTAAGTGCCGAAATAGCTGCCTCTTTATCAGCAAATGCCCGACGCTGCGTGGCATTTGCTGAGAAGAGTGCAGCCTGAGCCGCCTGATTTTCGGCGGTTATCATCTGGCGGTTTGCAGCAATGTGCTGAACTTTACTGGCTATACCGGTTTTCAAGGCGCCCGCATATCGTCCAGCCAGTACAAGCGCGAAAGCCTTTGCGGCAATGGTTGCTGTATCAATAAAGCCCGCCATTTCTTCGGAATCTCGTCCAAATTCCAGAATAGTGTCGGCGGCGGCAATCAATCCATTGGTAAAAGTTTGCAGTGCGCCGGTTTGGTTTTCGAGTGAAACAAGCACTTCGGTAAATGCCGTTTTCATCCTCACTCCCGCATCAGTGAGGTTGTTAGACATTCCCGCCGCAGCCGCGGCATTCTCATCAATAGATTGACGTAAACCTTCGCTAAGTTCTGAAGCTGTCAACTTACCGGCGGCACCCAATGCGCGCACTTCAGCAGCCGTTTTGCCGCTGGCGCTAGCAATGTCGTTGATAACTGTAGGGATAGCGGTTGTGATGGATTCCCACTGGTCAGATGAAACTTTCCCGGTATTTATCGCCTTAGTAAAAGCACTGATAGCTGATTCGGCACGGTCCGCGCTGGCGGCGTTCTTCACGAACGCATAAGACATTGAGTCCTGAACATCAATTGCCTGCTCGGTAGAATAACCCATGCTACGCAGTCCATCGGCGCTTCTGATATAAAGTTCCTGAGCTTCAGAAAGCGATCGATAGGTGCCATTTGCAGTACTAAGCAAACGCTTTTGTACATGCTCGAATTCTTCCTGGCTCGATGTTGCCATCTGAACCCGCTCGGCCATCTCCTGATAGCTCTGAACCATCTTTGCCATTTCGCGCAGAGCACCAGCGGCAAAAATGAGTTTAATCGTAGAGGCAAGTTTTGAGAGCGTCGTATTCAGGCTATCGGCTGATTCGTCAGTATCATCAAAATTACTCTGGAGATCGTTGGTCATATCAACGACATTGCGACCGGCAGTAAGAAGCTGAGCGGTATCAGCACGAATAATGTAAACAATTTCACCTACGTTTTCGGGCATTTACTTTTCTCCGGGCAATAAAAAACCCCACATTAGCGGGGTCTGCATGAATACTTATACCTAAATGAGTTCGCTATAGGACCATGAAATAATAACTATCAAATGACATGCATTAAATAATACTCAATATATTTTATTCGTTTTAAGTACATACCCTTTTGTAAGTTATATTCTCCAGCTCCCGCCCTTATAGTAATATCAATATCTGAAAGATTTTTACCGTCAATATTGACAGATGTTATTCTATAACTGGCGTCGCCCGCCTCACCTAAAATTGAATATCGGCAAAAAGTTTCTCCAACCAAACTTACTCCAAAAGAGTTTTTTGCTTCCTGCTGGATAATGACATTTGCCATGCGATAAGGTATCCGCCCCGATAAAACCGCGTCTTTAAAAGGACCATCATTTAAAGTCCTTGCACCAACAGAAGGAATACCAATCATTACCTCCACAGACGCATTATTCATTTTATAACTGCTAGGTGACTTCATTGATTCTTTAGTGATTTTGCTGCATAAATCAATCAGACCCGCTTTCTCTGCGGCAGTATCGGGAACAAACATAACCAACAAAAAAGAAGTGAAAATCCCAATAAAAAAAATGATGCTCAGAGTCTTTTTTTTCACATCCCTATCCCCATTGGTAAAAGTTACCCTAATGCTATCAGGGGATCGCGTCAGCGCAACGGGCAGGTCTGATTTTTTGATCTCACACAGAGAAACCCCCTTCCCGTTAATGGTTCAGGGGCTGAAAAGGTTTTAATACAGGCTGGCCACGTAATTATTTACTGGTTCAGGAAGCAAATCCTGAGGATGATCCCCTCCGAAAGTGGCCCATTTGCTGCTGCCATTCAGGATGGTTGAGGCTATTACTTTTGATGTTGCAGCATTGAACACTGTTACCTTGACCTCAATTTTATCTGGGATTCCTGACCATTCAGTTGCTCTGTCTTCCCAGTGTAGAATTTGAGGGACCACATAATACCCCTCAGAAAGCGGGTTGTGGTTTTGCAGACACACCAGTTCGTTGCACTGAGAAACAATGACAGCATTATCGGTATAACGGGAAAAAGCTGATCTGACCGCTTGCGCCGTCGCTTCCCCTGAACCACTGTAAGGCTTCCCTTCATAACTCCCGTCAGCAGAACCAGAAATCACAACCGGCTTACTTTTTATCAAGAGTTCCGTGCTCTTCGTAACTTCAACGCTTTTGTACTTAGAAGAACAACCCGTAAGAACAATGATCCCCGCAATCACCATCAAAACTTTATTCATAATTATCCTTAACTTAAACTTAATTTCGGCACATTTCCTTTTGATTCTGAGTTAGGTGAATTTTGTTCTCAATGATTTTTATCATCGATTAGTGCAGCCCGTTCCGCTGTGCATCGAGTGCGAACATCTTCTCTGCCCAGTCCATAGCCTCATCGTAATGCTGCTCTGTCGGGATTTTCGCGGCTTCCTTCGGCGGATATTTAGCGCTCATTGCCGCCCTGAAGCTGGTCATGGTCATGTTCCAGGCATCGGATTCACTCATGCCCAGGTGTGCCACAGCCAGATAAACGAAAGACCGGGCATCGAATTTCCCCGAGTATTCGCCTTCACCTTTGCTGGCGGCTTCCTGCGGCTGGTCGCCCACAACCCCATGGCGAATAAGATGGCGCGCCAGCTGGATGATGTGTGATACCGGCAACAGGCCGGGGCGATACGATAACTTGCCTTTTGCTGTGGCTGAGCAAACACCGATCATCTGGCGGAGGTCATCATCACAGGCCGCCTGCACAACCTTCGCTGCGGTAACAACCATGTCGGCAAAACAGCGCGCCTGGATACTGCGCATCACTTCAGCATCGCTGATCCGGTGTTCAGGATAATGTCCGCCGTGTACCGTCACGAATGCTGTGACAATCTCTTCCGGTGTGCCAATGCGCGACATCGCAAGAAACGAAGGGTTGAGGAATATTCTCCGGCCACCGGCGCGTATTTCCGCCTGGCCGATATCGGTAATTGCCTGCATAAAACCTCAAAGGGGCTTTCGCCCCTGTCAGTTAAGACGCGTTGACCACAACGGTTGCCGGGCTCGTGGTGACTGTACCGGCGGTGGGCGATGAAACCTGGCAGGTGTAAGAGCCGGCATCCCCCGCCACCGCGCTGGCTTTGGTGTAGGTAGCTGACGTGGCGCCGCTGATATCCGTGCCGTTCTTCTTCCACTGATACGTCAGCGCTGAACCATCTGTCACGGTCGCCGCTGTGGTAAGCGTCAGCGTACTGCCGGTGGTGATGGTGCGGTTCTGCGGCTGGGAGGTGATGTTAATGACCGCGCCGACGTCGCGGACATCCACCAGCCCGGCGCTGGAGGCTTCAATCGACCACGTGGCCACATCATCATGCGGTGATTCATCCTGCCAGCTCGTTACCAGGAACGGGCCTTCCGTGATATCGAACGGCGAGATGATTTTCAGCCACACGTAAGGCTGGTTGCTGGTTTCTTCGGGCGGGTTATAAACATGGCGCTTCATTTCCTTCTGGCCGTAGATAGCTTCCTTGCGGCTTACGCCATCACCGGAGAAGGATACGTTTTTATAGGTAACCAGATTTTCCTGGGTATACGCCGCGCTCTGGTCAGCTGTGGCGTCTGCGGTTTCCCATTCCACGCCGGTTGTTTTGCCACGCATCATGCCGAGGCGCTTGTACTGGCTCAGCGTTGGCTGAACCTCCGGGCAACCAATCGCAAAATAAACGACGACGTCGCGCCCCGTGAATGCACCTGATTCACAAGTCATATGTGTTACTCCGTATTATCGGGAAATAATGGTCTGGAAGTTAATTTCGAAGGCGCAGCGGCCCTCTTCGGTGCGGAAGGCGGGAACGCCCCCGACTGGCTGCATTGAGATGATGCATTCGGTGTGGTGGTCATCGAGCATGGCCTGGCGGATGGCGTCGGCGGTGTTCTCCACCGCATCAACATCGGCGTCGTTCTGCCCGGTCAGCAGGATGAAGCGGAAGTAGTCGCGGGTGATGGCCTCTTCTGCCGCGCCACCGCCCTGCTGCTGGATAACGAGATAGCGATCGTTTTGTGAATCTTCCACCTCGACCCAGAACCGCTTTTGTACGCGGTAGCCGGTATCAAAACCGTGGCTCTGCAGCCAGGCGCGTAACGCGTCAAAAACCTCGCTTCGCGTCATAATTTGTAGCCTCGTTGTATGGTGGCTTTGATGTCGGCTATGCCGTCGCGCTCAAACCCTTTACGCAGAAAATCAGGCTCTGCATCCGGATCCCAGTAATTACCGCTGCCGTCCGGGCGTGGCTTGCCTTTTAACGTGCCACCGGCCGCATTCACCCGGGCGGCGTAGCTCGCGGTATAGCCGACACGCCCGGTCATTCCGCCCGGCTCTGGCTTCAGTTCGCGATACATGCTGTTCACCAGTGTGGAGGTGTGAATCGGGGTGATTTGCGCCGCGTAACCGGAGCCGACGATCATGACTTCGGTGATCACCTTTTCTGTCACTGCCCCGGTGATGTTTCCAATCACGTTGCCCATGCTTAACTGAACACGTTTGATACCTTTAACGGGCATAGCGTTGTCTCCTGTAGTTATCAGGCACCGGGCTAATTACGGTCAGAGGTCAGAATCTTGTAGTCGGGTTCCTCGCCGAAAAACGACATATCCCACATCCTGACCGCCCGGATCACATCACCTTTCGCTTTTACCGGGTCCGGCTCGGCGGTTGTATCACCCACTGAGACATAGTCATTACGCAGCGGCTTGCGGACATCAGCGCCGTTGTGCTTCAACTCTGTGGAGATAATCAGGTTAGTGGTGAACTCGGCACCGGCATCATCAACCGCCTGTTCCTGGTTTATCTCCCAGGTACAGTCGATAAGATACGGTGTGCCGGTCAGCCAGATACCCTTCCAGCCATCGTACGTTCGGGGGTAAATGGTCGCGAGGTTGGTATATACCCAGTTCGCTGTCGCGCTCATGACTCCTCCCAGCTGATCACTTCTGGGTTCCCGGCGGCTACCTCACGGCAAAAGATGAACCATTCACCGTTATTTTTGACGTAGCCGGTCACCTTCCTGCCGCTGTCTGTTATCACCCAGACTTTAACGAACGGCTCCGGCAGACGTTGTTTCACCGATACCCAGGCCATTACCGGCCCCCGTTGCACATACAGCCACCCTTACCGACCCAAATCCCCGCAAATGCTGGCGCGGCAGTCGGATCGGGCGGGATAAGTGCCGTCGCGCAACCATGTTTGTCCAGTCCGCGCAGCAGGCTCAGCGCCCCTTTCCAGCGGTCAGAAAACGACTGATACCGGAATGAACGCGAAGCGCCGTTAGGTGCGGTCTGGCTGGTAAGGTATTTATCACCCTGCCCCAGCCCCATCAGCGCAAGCAGGTACAGCTGGATAAGCAGCACTGTCGATGCCGGATAATGAAGTACCAGGCATTCTTCAATGCCGTTGGCCTGGTCAATCAGCGCCGCCAGCACGAAGTCGGGTAAAGCGATGCCCTGCCCGGTCAGGTACTGCTGTGCCTGTTCCTGTGTGACCATGACAGACTCCTGAAATAAGACGCCCCGCCGGAACGGGGCATAAAAAAACCGCTTTCGCGGCGGTTATTCAGCAGGGAACAGGGTTTCGAGCTCACCGGGCGGCAGCAGCTCCGAAAGTTTTTCCGCACCCAGATTGCCTTTGAACTCGATCCCCAGTTCTTTCAGGCGTTCAGCAATGATTTCTTTTCGGGATTTCACCTCAGTGCCCGCGCCCGGTGTTGCCGGGGTAAGTTCACCGCCCGCTTCCCCCTGCATCAGGCGAAGATGAGATTCCAGCGCTGGATGAACTTTATCCAGAACCAGCACATCCCCAACCTTAACGCCATGCCAGCCACGTATGACTTCAAACTTCGGCATAATTTCTCCTTAAGCCAGATTTGCGCCGTAGACAACGCCGGACAGGCCATCGTCATCGCGTTTAATCTGCAAACCTTCTGCAGACATAATCTGGAAGTTGTAGTTGCTCTGTGGCATCGGACGAGGCAACGGAACCACCCCGACCGCCATCCCTACCAGCGGCGTGATCACATCCTGACGACGTTCATACGCCAGGAATTCATTACCGGTTAGTGCATAGGTCTGACGGATATCTTTCACCGGCATAAATTTGCGGATGGCGTCCAGGACATTGCCGCTGATAACGGCGTTCGCGCCGCTGCCAACTTCAATGGTGTACGGATTCGACAGATTCGCCATGATTTCAGCGCTCAGCCACAGCACATCGTACGCAGTGACTTTGTTGGCGCGGGCGGTGATGCCAAACGGTCCTTTTGGGCCGAAGAATGCCAGTAGCTGCGCCGGCGTTGCCGCAGACAGGTCGATATTCGCTCCACCAGCACCGGAACCGAGGTTAATCTTGGCGGTGTTACGATGGTTGCGCATGCCCTGGGCCGGATAGTTCTGCACCTGAATGGTCGGGTTACCGTCGAGATAGCCTTTAACGCGACGTTTATGGAACTTGCGCATCTTCGCCAGTTGCGAATCCAGCACCAGGTCAATACCGACGGTATTGAGGCCCGCAGCAAGACGCCAGTTCACACCATAGCCCGCGGTGTAAACGGGGATCGGGTCACCGTCGCTGCCGTATTCGGTATGGTCAAAAGAAAAAGGTGGCTGACCGTCCAGACTAACCTGCACATCATCAGCGATGTCGCCAACAACGTTATACAGCTTGGCAGTCTTGCCAATCGGCAATACCGTCTGTACACCCATCAGGTCGTTGACAATTTCCATTCCGATTTCCTGATCGCGCAGCTGGATGACCTGTCGGTCGATTTCAGCCCAGAATTCACGACCGAGACCGTCACCAGCCAGGGCATTCGCCGCCAGCATTTCAGGCGTCATGAGATTACGGTTTACCGCCATCATGGCGCGGTGCTGGGCATCCCACATGTTACGGTTAGCCCACAGCTCATTCCAGTGCGTGCGCAGGCGACTGTTAGCCGCCAGTGTTTCTGCAGAAAAATACATTGATGCTCTCCTTAGGCAACAGTCACGCTGGAAGCGCGCGCGCGGATGCGGATGAAGTCAACCGCCGTGGTGGTGACGTCATCCTGACAGTAGCCGATGACCTGATAGGTACCCGCAGCGGTAGGCACGGCAGCAGCCTGACCTGCGACAACCGTAATTGGCTGGTCTTTTTTATAGGCGCCTGCAGCAACACGAACAGCGAATTCGCGCCCTTCTTCCAGGTAATTACCCACACCCGAATGACCGGACGGGATCTGATCGGTAATGCCCAGACCTTCGTGATACGCGCAATCCAGCACATACATGCGTCCCACAGGCGCAGAGGCCTGTGCAAAAAGATTGCTGGCATTGATGACAACAAACGTCCCCGGGTTCAGGGACGCGGCAAGTTTTCGGGTTTCCGTCTTGTAGAGCGATTCCCCGTCGATATTAACGCGACGATAACGTGGCATTGGCGTTTCCCTTATTTGAAGTAAGTGGCCGGATCAGGTGCGCCGGTTTCGGTTTGCGCCTGCGCGGAGTTAGTACCCAGCGGTGCGGCTTCGCCCAGGTTTTTGAACATCGCATCCAGTGCGTCACCTGACAGCGCGTTCGCGACGATCTCGCCGTGAACTTTCGCAACCGCCGCGCGCTTCGTTGCTTCTTCGGCGCGGGAGTTAGCGGTCAGGGTCTCAGCGAGCTGCTGCTGATTGGCCTGCAGCGCATCAACCTTTTCCGCGAGAGGCTTAATAGCCGCCTCCGTGTTGGTCGCAACGGCCTGGCCGATCATGCTGCCGATTTGTTCCATTTCTTCTTTGGTTAAAGGCATGTCGCCCTCCGTTTGATGGTTGGTTGCAGGCTTATCCTGCGGTGTGAAAAGGGATTTAACTTTATTGGTTACAACAGTGACCCAGGACTCCTGGCGGGCAACCGGCGTTCCGGTGTCGTCGAATGTGATTTTTCCGCCGTCAGAGGTGTAGCCGTAAACCTGCGCGCTTCCGCCATTGCGGATAATCACCACCTGCGACTCGGTGAAGTCAGCCACCCAGGCGTATTCGTTCTCGCCGGGGGCAAACCGGGCTTTGGCCGCACGGTCGAGGCGCTGTTCACGCTCCCGGAAAGATTCGCCCACCAGCGCGCCGGAGTTGGCTTTTAGCGGTGTGGCGAGGTCGGCATTCACCATCAGGCCAACGCCCTGCGCGGGTGTGGCCGCACCGACTTCGTGCAGCAGAATGGCGTCGTGATCCATGCCGTGGATTTTTGCCACCCACTCGGCACCCAGCGCCTTCTGTTCTTCATTGGGTTCGAGCTGGTCAAGAAACACCGCCACACTGGTGTGAATTGGCGGCGCATCCTCGCCACGCTCAATGGCTGCAACACGTTCGAGGAGTTCCCGTCCACCTTCAGATTCGCTGGCCTTGTTCACATCCACCCATTTCTCCAGATAGATACGATTCCCGGCTTTTTTAACGTTGCGGTTCCACGCGCCGACGAACCCGACATTCAGCCCTTCAGGCGAGAAGGCCGACACAAACTGACCGTTTACCTGCGGGTGACCGAGCGGTGCCAGCGTCCCCTCAAGGCCCGCATAGTGCGCATCGATTTCGCTGGCAGAGTACAGTCCGCCGTTCATGACGACATTGGCCGGCAGCGTGTAACTGGGCAGGATCAGATGATCGCGCCCGTTGTGAACCTCCCGGCGGATGGACTGGCTGTTTACGCGGGTGGTGACATTTACTTGCATGGTCATGGTGATGTCTCGCGGTTACGCGGCTCTGTGATGGCCGCAGTCGCAGTGGTTGGCGATGAGTCCGGCTTTCTGCGCTTTCTCCAGGCGCTTTTTAGCCATATCAATGATGTTCGGGTTAAGCGGCTGACCGCTGGCGTTAACCAGCACAGCAACCTGCGTGCACTTACAGTTAATCGCGTTGCCGTCGACGCTGTACCAGTCGCGAACCTCTTCGGTGGTGTAGAGATGCCCGTGGCGAAGCGCATGCTTACGCCGCGTTGTCGGGCTGAACGCTGAAAGGTGCAAAAGACGTGTTGTAATGCCGTATTGAGCTTCGGCATCATCCGTTTCATCCCACCGGGCCCGACGCAGCGCCGTCGGTATTTCCGTGCGCGCAATACGCTTAGCCCGGCTGAGTTCAATCCCGGTCTGGCTGGTGAGACGTTTCGCAATTTCCCGTGGATTCTGCCCCCGCCCCATGCCATCGGTCAGAATGCGCGCCATGTCCGATTTCATCCGCGTACTGAGGTTTTTCATCTCCTCAAACACCCGGGTTCTCACCAGCAGCAGGCGGCGCTGGTAGGTATCGCTCAGCAATAACTGCTGAAGACTTTCACGCCCGGCGGCATAGACCGGCGACTGCTGCGAGAGGCTGGCAAATTCCTGAGCCGTACCGCGCTGATATCCCTGCCTGACGTAATCCCGCCAGAACCAGAAATCGGTCTCGCTGCCACCAAAGAGGATTTCATCAACAATCACCGAGGCATTGCTGAGAAGCATTGATAGCAGTGAGGTGTCCAGGTCGAATGCGTAGCGAAGGTTTACAGCAGGTGAAGCGGGAATTCGGTCGAGAATGTCCTGGTACGCTTTTGCGATGCGTCTTATCCGTTTGCCGAACTCGTTAATCGCACCGCGCTCCAGGCGGTCTGCACCGGTGGGATCGTTAAGGTTTCCCGGCAGAATCGGAGGTTTCGTTTTCCTCTTCTTCATCGTCTTCCCCCAGCGGTGCAGGCGAGCCCTCATACCCGGCGGCCACTCGGATTTCTTCACCGGTGAAGGGCTGTTCGCCAGTGGCTATCAAGGCGCTGTTAATTTCCGCCATCGTTTTGGCTGCGGCCAGCTTCTCAGCGTCGGTGCTGGCGTTCAGGTCATCCCAGATAACCGTTTTTTGCCCTACCGCGTCGAGAATGCCCAGTTCCACAAGCTTGTCGCACAAGTCTTCTATGTCGAATGATAAATCGCCGCGGCGGGACTGGCAGCGCGCGTTGAAATAGCGCTGGTCTTCGGTACTGGCACGTTCGCCCGTCTGCATGCCAACGAGGATTTTGGTCGGGATATCCAGCGCAGCGGCAGCCGTCTGCAGGTTTACGTCATAAGTCGGGCCGGGGTCAGCCACAGATGTCACCAGCGGCGTTACAGCTGCGCCCTGCGTGGTGAGTAGCGCATCGTTGCCACGGTTAATCTCAACGGCGACTTCATTGAATTTTTCCTGCAGCTCCGCAACATTCACACCATAGAGCGAGGCCAGATTGGTAAAGTCGATTTTTTCGTCGAAGTTGATGCTCAGCTGGCGGGCTGCGTTCTTCAGGAACGACTCACCGGAGCCGCCTTCCACCTTCTCAAGGCTTACGAAAGCGTTATAGGCAGGCTCAAGAAACCCGATAGCATCGGGAGAATAATCACCCAGGATAAAAACCCGGTCCGGATGAACGTCCACGCGACGGATGGCACCGTTCGCCAGTTGCTCGATGTACTGCCACATTTTCGGCTGGCCGTAGGTGCGGGAGTTAAGACCTGTATCCCAGTCCTTAACCTTAATTGTTCCCGCCCAGGCAACGGTAATTTTCTCCAGTCCCCGCCCTCTGGTTACAGGCAGGTTCCAGTCTTTGCCGTCCCGGACATGCATCAGAATGCCGGAGTAACGCCCTACAAGCCGACGTAAATCAGCCTCGGCAAAAGAGCGCCAGAAGCGATGCGTTAACACAGACTTAGCCTTGCGTTCCCAGGCCGTTTCCTCGCGGGTCTCGTCCTGCTCATCGCCTTCGATAATCTCCGGGTTGCTTTGCCAGCACGCGCCGAGCAGCTTTTTGACTGCGCCATGGGCAATACCGCCGCGACGATAAAGGCTGTAGAGGTCATCGAAGGTAATGTCGTCCTTGAATCCGTACTCGCACCACGCTGTGCTGCGTTTTGAATCCAGCCCCATGGTTGGGTTGGCGGCCATCATACGGGCGCGCGCAAGCCTGGCATCGTTCAACGCATGGTTGACGGCCAACTGTAGATTTGTGTTCATGCCGGGGGTCCGTTTGGTGGGTTTCGGGCAATAAAAAAGGCCGCCGAAGCGACCTTTTTGAAGGGTCAGATGTTAATCAGAAAAACGATCATCTAACTTTTGTTGTTCGATAATTTGCTGCTGGGTATCCCATTCTTCATCCTGAGAAGTAGCATAAGCTTCAGCTTCAATTATTCTCCCAATCAGCTCTTCAACAAACTCGTCTGAACACTCTTCAATCGAAACACTTTCATCGATTAAGCCAAGGTCAAAAGCTTTTTGCTCTAAATCATGATCGCTCAAATGCTCAAGTTGAATTCGCTCAATGTCTTTATCCATTTATCTTTCCGTCAATGAAGAATGAGAAAGACTATCTTAGCCGTTTAGGAATCATCATACCAATAGCCTGCGCTCCACCAAGTTCAGTCAGAGCATACACAGCGGCATCCAGTCGGTCGGGTGACTTTTTGGCGGTGGCGGGCACATATTCCATCAACTGGTTTTCCAGTAGATAGAGATTGCCGTGATGAGCTACGCGCCCCTGTTCGTAGAGCGCGGATATCGGTTCAGCGCGGGCGAATTTACCTTTATTGGCATGAACACGAATAATGCGACCTTTGAACCCGGCGTTACGCAATGTTTCCTCCGCCATATCGCCGCCCTGGTTCGTTTCGATAACGATGGCATCAGCGCCATGTTCCTCATAGGCCCACATAGCCTTTTTAGCCCAGCCAGCCGGTGAGTATTTGGCACTGTAATCGCCATCCACAGAGAACTGTTTTTTATCACCAGCACCGTATGCACTGGCGGCCACAATCCCGGTTTCGTCGCTTTCATCGCTGTTTGTGGCCTGTGGGTCAATCGCAATAACCGTACGGACCTTATCAAAGCGGATCTGCAGGTCGCGCGCGGCGCTAATCATTGCCTCAGTCCACAGTGCGCCCTCCGCGTTAAATTTGCGGGGCTTCTGCATGTACTGCGCCTCGGCAGTTCTCCTGTGCGAGAACAGTGATACGCGGTGTGTCTCGTTGTGCTTGAATGGCCAGAGCCAGCCGTCAGGCAGACCATGATCAACAGGGATAGCGTGGGTGTTTTCCGGGTATTGCGCCGAATACGCCTGGCTGTTATCGATAATCACCGGCAGATTCAGGTGATACCACATTTCACCTGAGCCACCGCGCAGGAGGTATCCACTCAGGTCGTGATAGTGGATACGCTGCATAATCACAATCATCGGCGTTGTTTCTACGGCCAGACGTGATTTGATGGTTTCGTTAAAGCGGTTGTTCACGCCATCGCGTACAGTCTCGCTGTAGGCATCGTCTGGTTTTACCGGGTCATCGATAATCAGCGCGCCCTGCCAGCCTGGCTCCATGTGTCCGGCACGAAAGCCGGTAACCTGCCCGGCAGCTGACGACGCGTAAACCCCGCCGCCATATTCGTTCCACCACATCGCCTTACTGTCCGCATCGTCACGCAACGCCATCGGCCACATTGACTGGTAGGCCTGCGATTTGACCATGCCGCGTGCAGTCGATGAGTTCAGTAGCGCCAGCTGGTGGGAGTACGAGAGATGCATAAAACGGGCGCGCCGGTTCAGCGCCAGCCCCCGGCCCATCATGTTAATGGTTGCCAGTTCTGTTTTGGTGTAGCCAGGCGGAACGTTAATGACCAGGCGCTTTATCTCACCATCTATAACGCGGTTCAGCGTCTGCTGAATAACTTTGTGATGCGGTGCGACAATCATCTTGCCGCCGGTGCGCTGTTTGAAGAAATAACGTGCGTAGTACAATCCATCCTCTTCGCATTCGACCTTACGGGCAAATGCCTTTTGCTCAGCAGTCGTCATCCTCCATCATCTCCTGCCTTGCGGATTTGTATTCCTCTTTGCTCATGGTGATCGTCTCGATAGCGCCACCGTTAGGCCCGGAATGCTCGAATTTATGTTTGTTTGTGTAGGCATCACCGCACTCTTTGGCGGCCTGTTCAATCAGTGACGCTGCCAGTGCCATATTCCGCATTGTCTCTGCCTTCGTCATCATTCGGTCAAGCGCACGCAGCCGGTAGGCCTTATTGGCTATCGGGATGTCCGAGATTTCATTCTGGAAGCGTTCTCGGGTGGCGTTAAACATATCCACCCATTTTTGAGCCAGCCCCCTGCCGTTTGCTTTCGTCGGATCGTGGGATTCGACCTGTTGACGGGGTATAGTCAGGCCAAATTCTTTTTTGACAGACTCAACCACCTGAGATGGGGTATCAAAGCAGGCAAGAGACTGAACGATGAAGGCTTTGACATCACCTTTCAGTGCCGCCATAAATCACCTGCCTGTCATAATCAGTCAAAAATTTAAGCCAGTTTCAACATGCACGTCCCGCACGCCCTGGCGATATCAAGGTGAGCAACTTCCGCAGGCCTGTTCGCTGCGTCCACCAGCTGTTGCACATCGTGACTTGCTCCATAGCGGCGAACGACGCCAACGAACTCTTCCACATCATGGCCGCGTAGCTTCAGTTTGGGTAATCCACTGTCCCGGTAGAACTTAGGCGCCCCGAACTCATCGGTTTCCTGTGCGATGTGGTACAGCTCATGTTCCACCAGCGCGCAGAAATCCAGATCTGAACATTGGGCGCAGTAATCAGCGGCCAGGGTGATGATGAAATCCGGGATGTGACCGAACCACTCATGCATCTGCTGTTCCATTCGGGCTTTTTGCCAACCACCAGCACGCATCATTACCTCTTCGGCCTGACCGAGAACCGTTCGCCCCTTTTTGCTGAATGCAGTCGCCGCCCACAGGAACGCTATATCAGCATCAGCGAGATGTGCATGGTCAGGGTTATGAAGATGTCCGGAATCGGCGATGATTTGTTCCTGCACCCACTGCCATACACCATCGGCAGGAGCCAACCGAATGTACGGCGCGAACTCTTCAACGAATGCGGGTGATGGCAGCGGGCGGCGATCGTCTTCATTCGCCATGGTTCTCTTCCTGTAGTTAAAGCCATTAAAAAAGCCACCCTGTTAGAGGTGGCCTTTGTGATGGCAATAAAAAAGCCACCAGCTGATGCCAGTGGCTTAATTCTGGTGTGATGGCTACTTCCCAAAATTAATTATGAATTTCTCACACCCCTTCTCGGCATCTTCGAGAGAACTCGCAATTTTGAAGCCGTATTCATCGTGAGTTAAGACCCAAAAACCATCTCTGGTTTTCTGATAAATGTCGGCGTAAAAGAATCGATTCTCATCCTGAAAAATTTCAAACTTAAACCGACCCTCAGTTGGGTGTTGTATCACTATGGTTTTCAGCAGTGTCGTGTATGCCATTCTTAATTTCCCACTAAAAAGAATAGTCATTAACGTAACACTATCAACGCTCGAGTTCCTGCATTATCACAGGCATTCAGTGAATGCCTGCTGTAATGCCTGCCATTCATTCTGCTGGCTGAATATCGATAAAGTACTCTTTCCCCTGTTCAAACTGTTCGAATGCCGCCGGGTTCGAGACAACCATCTGCAACTGGCCACCAGGCGTGTACTTTGACCACGAGCTGTTTTCGGTGGTATCTGCAGTTACCGGACTCATGTGAATGGTGCGGTGTAAATCGTCATCTGCTTTCTGAATGAAGTGACAGCGGAATTTAGCGCGTAGGGACATGCGGTTTCCTCAGTTAGTAAAAAGTCCCGCTAGTGCGAGACTCAAAAAATGCAACTATGACAAATAGTTGCCGCTTACGCTTGTTACTACAACATTGCTAACCATACTCAAACTTCCTTTAGCACAGGAAACAGGCACCACCGTTTGACCCTTTTCATTGAGAAAATAAAAAGTGCGAAATGCACATGCCATAGACAATTCCGGTTCGCCCTCTTGATGGGGGCGTTTTTTTTTGCTTTACAGAGCGTCAGCGTGAATACAGAGCATCATCAGGTGCGTTCGTAAACGCGCCCCAGGTTGGTCATTTCACGGCGTTATACCAGGCCTGCCAGCGATATGTGTTGATCCGCAGCTGGCGCAGGCATGCAGCGGTCTCGATATCAGCCTGCAAATCCTCATCGCTGTTCTTTCCTGCATTACTTACCCTGCACGGTTCCTGCATCAAATCCGCTGATGGAGTTGGCAGCGTCGATGGCACGCTGGCGCAGCCGCACAGACTCATCATCAAAATCACACCTGGTACGATCCGGAGACTGAACATATTTCACCACGTCACGGGTTATGGTCCGGTAAATCACCTTTGCTTCGGCACTGGCCGCAGCAGCCTTTATCTCTACCGGCTGGATGGACTTCTCGGCCTTTTCTTTTTTGGCTGCAGCCAGCGCGTTGATATGGTCGGCGTGCGCATTCCAGCCAGAACACCATGCCGCTAAAGCTGTGACCACCAGCATTATGAGAAAGACACCGACGATACAGGCTATCGCCTTAATACGCGTCATGACTTGGGCTCCACAACAAATCCACCAGCGTCACGGAATTTCTTCAGGAGGTCTTCCACCCTGTGCTCGTACTGACCGTACCCTGCCCCCGGCAGCGATGCCCAGATGTTGCTACAGCGAGCGATAGCCTGGCGGATGTTGCCACTGTCGATCAGCTCCAGTGCACGACGCTCTTTAATCTGCTGGAGCGCCACGGCGTCCTGGCTGGCCGGTGAGAAATCTTTCAGACCAAGTTGTTTGCGGTACGCATCCCAGTAGCGGGACAGCAGTTGATAGCGCCCGGCGGCGGTGGATTTAATCTTCAGTCGCGGTAGGTCTACCAGTTTACGGGGATGATCGGCGTAGCTGGTAAATAGCGTTCCGCCGACAATGACGTTGTAACCATTGTCAGATGCTTTAAGCAGCTTTTCTCCAATCTCAGACCATGCCAGCATATCGAGAAAGGCTTTGCGTTGAGGATTAACTGGCTGCATTACTCAGACCTCAGGACATAGAAGAGCCGCGCCACATTCCCCCGTGCCCTGAACACGGCGGCGCAGATAATCAGGTTGATTGTTACGGTTGCCCAGTGGGTATGCAGGTAGGAGTCAAACAGATACCGGAACGGCACCGATGCATACGCCAGGATAATCAGGTAGGCCAGCCATGAAGCCCACGGGTTATGTCGCCCGCCAGGCTTACGGAACATCATCAGGCGCAGAACAATGGCGGCGCAGGCCACCACGTTCGTCAGCACCAGCGGATCGTTAGTTACCATTGGTTCCCCCTCTCCAGCGTGCCAGCAGCTTTAGCGGGTCCTGTTCACTGAAAAAAGTCAGTGTTTTGATTGCCACGGCAGACAGAATCACAGCGCCGAGCGCATCCAGTGGCTTGTCTGCGTAGCCCGTCATTTTTGCCAGCCACGAACCCACCAGCCCGGATCCATACACGCCAGCGAAATACGACACGACGAAATACGCGGAACGGCGAAAAATCGTCAGGTCGGCAGCGGTGGCCACATAGAAAACAGCACCAGCAAACGCGCCGAACACCACGCCGTAATCAGTGCCGGTAAGCAGTCCATAAATGCTGGCGCCGGTCAGCGCGCTACCGGCGGCTGCGGTACCGGAAAAAGGTTCGGACATTACGCCCCCTCGTTAGTGGTGAGTCCTCTCAGGAATGAGGGGAAATAAAAAAGGCCCACCGAAGTGGGCCCTGTTGCGGATGCCATCCCGCTGTGTTGGCGTTTGTATAAGGTATGAGCCGAATAAGCGAGTAAATCGGCTCACAAAATAATTCGAATATTTTGCGGAAGTTGAGACATAAAAAAACCCGCACAATGGCGGGTTTTCAAAAAGCACCAGCTAGGTTCATGCTGCTTTACGGCGACGCGGCTTACCTTGTTGCTCTTTACAGGCAACGGTAGCGTGAGTAAACGCATTCGGCGCAGCCTTCATCAGTACTTCAACAGCAGCACCCATACCTGCGAATGCTTTCATAGTGTCGAATTTAACTTCTGGCTTGGTTGCTTTTTGACCTTTCATATATACCTCGGAGACCGATGGTGGTGTCTCTAACTCTCAAATTAATAGTAGTGGCAACCACTACTTATTACCAATTGGGTATACCAATCAGTACTATCACTCAACAATATGCCGTTCTATTGAATGATTAAACATTACCTTTAAGGTAAGCAATCCTACAACCAGTAACGGGATCCCGTCTAGCTTAATTGTGCGAATTTGATAAAGGTTCCTTCAATATCGGAAAGATTCGCTTCCATGACATAGCCGCACGGGAGATCCCGAAAGCCAAACCCTGAATAGAACTCATGCAACTCAGGCACAGGTTCAATAATCTGAATAGATTGACATTCTACTGCCATGCAGAAAAGGTAGGCGCTCATAAGGGTAATCAGCACCATTCGCCCTTTAAGCGGATGCTCTTCTTCTTCACGAGCAAAGTTTTCAATCATGTGGATTCTGAAAACACGGTCCGTAACGCCAAAGATGCAAAGTGCAGCTCCAGAGGGTATGCCCTGCACTACTCCCTGTTTAATGAGCTTTATACAAAATTCGTAACGTTCATCAGAGTTACCGTAAGTGGCAAGGGCGTAGTCCCATTCAAGCTCACCAAATCCCCCACAGAGCACTTTATAATCATCATCACTGATTGGTCCAACGGCCAGAGGTAGACCATAGTTATCGATAACTAGTTGAATGTTATTGCGGACTGATTGACCAATTTCATCCAGGGTTAGCATTGTGGCCTCTGCTTATAACGCAACGAGAGGGACCATTGTATCTCAAAACAAACGGCATGCGACGCTTGAGCGCTGTAAAAGATATGTAAGAACAGCACTCACAAAAAAACCCGCGCGGCGGCGGGTTTGTTAACGTTGAACATACAAAGCCCATCGTTGGCAAAATCCTAACCAGATTTTCCGAATTTTGCAAGCATTGCGTTTCGATAATTCACAAAAATGCTTCTATCTTGTGACTTTGCGCAAAAGTCTCCCGGCGTAAGACTCTTCCTGCCAGCACTTCGTTACCAGTTTATCAATCACGTCGGCATAACCGCTGTACCACTGATGCTTGGTCAGATCGGGCACTAACTGCTCTACAACCGCGCGGGCAAGGCTGGTGGGAACGCGGCTGAAGCGGTGGCCATTACAGCGACCACATACTTTTTGCACGGGCACGCCCAGCAGTTTGGTGCGCTTTTCATCGAGCACGGTACCTTTACCTTTACAGCCACGGCAGGCGGTACTGACATCCCCTTTCCCGTTGCAAGAGTCGCATTTAACCTTCTCGATGCTTTTAACCTCTGTCCAGCGCTCCCAGTCAGATGGACGAACGGCGCGGGATTTGCTGGCCCAGTAAGGCGCTTTCCCCCAGGGGTAGGCAACTTTTCGCGTCACACTCTCAATGGAGACCTGTCCCGCTCCTTCGCATTGAGGACAAGTCGATTTACTTGCCGCCGAACGTGAATAGTCTGCGTAGGCAAACCTGACCAGGCAACTGACGATCTCACGGCGCGCTTCGTCGCTCAGCTTATTCAACACCGGATTTTTTAACGCTAACGCGTAATTCATCAGCCCTTCGATAGCTGGTTGCGGATCCTGAATGCCCATCTTCGCCAGGAAGAGGTTAAACCCTAACGGGGCTTCGGCCTGCACCATGCCCTGGGCAGTCATAACATCGGCAATGGATAGTGCATCACCACCAGTAGCTGGAGCTTCATCATTCAGCTTTGGGGATTTAGGCGAATAGTACTTCGGTAATGATTCCAGATTCATCCGGCAATCCTCATTGCTGTTTTAATGTAATTTCTCAATATGCGGTAATCCGTCACAACCGATCCGCGAAAGCGGTAAATTCTCAGGCGTTGCCAGCGGAGGCGGATAACGTCCATTTTGTAGTTTTCTCTGCTCACCACTTTCCCCCTCTCGTTTCGAACCAGTCCAGGACGTACCCGATGGCCAGCAGGGCGGCATAACCAATGGTAATAATTTTCGATAGTCATGCGGCCTCCTGCTGTTTGAGTTGTCTGAGCTTCGCGCGGTATTCATCGCGAATTCGGATGTAGTCGCCGCGCTTCCATTTCGGTAATTCGTGCGGCCCCATCAGGGCATCAAAGTGGGCCTGACCGATTTTGGCGATTAGCGCCGGACGGTAGGCAGTCAGGTTGCCGGAGAGGTGGTTATTACAGATCGAACACTGCTTATGGCAGTTGTCTTCGTCAAAGCGCAGCTCCGGATTCGCGCCGGTCGTGCGGAAATGCCCGGCATGATATTGCCCGTCGTGATGCCGCCCGCAGCTGATACAAGGGAGATGTCGATCGCGGTACCGGATGAATTCGTTAAAAGCCTGCTGGGCCTGTTTGATAAAATAACTGAGCGGCTTAACTGCCTGTCGCCGTTCCGCCTGACGTGCCCGCTGCTCTTTCTCCTCTTCGCGCTGGCGCTTCTTCTCAGCACGCATAGCCTCAGCCTGGTTCTTTGCGGTCTGAACTTTGCCTACAGCGCTGGCGCATTCGTAGCAGCAGACAACCTGCCCATCACGAACCGGGTGGAACCACTCCCTGCAGTGGATGCACTTGCGGCGAGGTTTTTTAGCCATATTCACCCCGCAAAATTCATCAGCTGCGCGGCGGCGTTCTCGGCCTCACGCTGTTCGCGAAATACGCGGGAAAGAATCCAGCGCCAGAGCACATCCAGTGCAGCCCGGTAGAGCTGCTGGAACTCTGTTTCGTCCATGCTGGCAAAAGAAATGCTTCGGGGGTGTTTGCGGAGGGTGCCGTCAGGCAACTGAATAGTGTCGAAATGCCCGGCCTCGATAGTTACCCAGGCACGATACGCATCGAAGGATTTGCACAGGCTGATGCCGTTGGTAATACGGCGGCTGGCCACCTGTTCCAGATACTGCTCAGCGGCATCCATCAGCGCGCTTTCGTTCCCGCCAAAGGCGGCAAGGTATCTGGCGTAACCGTTAACCAGCCTGCGTTCGTTGGAGGATATCGCGCCGCCGGTCGGTTTCCAGTACTCGAATCCCAGATTAAGAAGAGCGAAGAACTTGCGGTGAAAGGCAGGGTTTCGGACTTTTTTAAAATCGGCAATAAGCACTGCGCCGAGCTTGCATTTAAAATGCAAAAAGTCGCTGGTCTCCACAGATGCAGGGATCAGGACGCCAGAGGATTGCTTAATGAGGTGTAACTGCGCCATGGTGGTCTCCATAGCGCCGGTAATCAGCGTCAGTTGTTCAGGCTGACACTGTCATTATGCACAGGGTTTCGGTATTTTCAAAGCCAGAGAAACGAAAAAACCACCTTTCGGTGGTTTCTCGTTTGGCGACTGGCAGGCCTTGCTAATGCTAATTCCCCCGTGTTGCAGTTGGTCTTCCCGGGTATGGACGTATCCAGCCTTCGGACTCTGCTAGCCGGGTTTTTGTCCGGCCACAAGGCTTTTCATGTATTAACCTTAACCCGCAACGATTAAGGCGAGAGCTGCGCACCCACAAGATGCACTGGTAGCGATCGGCCCAGCCTCACGCGCCACCCTCTTCACACTACTCCAATCTAACTTCTTTATCCCCTAGCCGGACACTGAGATGTTGCGCTCGTCAGGAGCATGCGGGGGAATCCAAAAACTGGGTCAAAATAACCTCCACTTTTTTCTTCTCCTACAGGGGATGATCCTATTAAATAATTCTTTCAATTATTATTCAACTATCATTCGTAAGGTTTTTGACTCCTGAGGATAACTTCGGATGCAGGCAATGCTCACCACTAGTATTTGCTGCTTGAATGACAGCTTCACTATAACCACAATCTGAGCGGGGTGTAGCATCACTTACTGAACAAACTGAGGTTTAAATCATCATGTCAAGTTTATGAAATATCAGGTTTATATCCTTGAATAGTCATTAGCCCTCATCTATAGCAAGGTTAATTTGTACAAACTAACCGCAAGAGCTATAATTCCAGCTCGGCATTTTCCCGGCAATGCGAAAGGAGGTTCATTATGTCCCAATTTTTGGGTTGCCCCGAGATTTCTGTCTTGATTACTTAAGAATAAGAAATCCCCTCCACGGGGAAAATAAAATAGCAGTAAATTTGGAGGGGCCGCGCAAGCGGTACAGCAACAAAAGCCGGGGAAACCCGGCTTACTCATTTCATTTTATGCAGCCTGTTCTTTTAATAAGCATAGTTCTGGCAAGTTCGCCCTAACCAGTGCCTCCGCGAACGGTAGCCGCGCGGTGTTTAACTTTCAGAAGTCATTTTTTTATACAGAAGCCATTCCTCCCAAACATTCTCAGGATCGATGTCGAGATAGCCTCTTTCGTTTACCATATCTCTGGCAACCTCAACCGGCACTCGAATAGCTGTGGCGGAATCACGAATTGACTCAACCTCTTCTTTGATAAGATCTCTCTCGACTTCCGTTTCTTTTGCAGTCAGGACTGCAACCAAGGCAGGGATGAATACAATAGCCATTTTTTATGTTCCTCAAACATGTTCGCGTATCCTGTAGTTGACGATTTAAGGAGCGATACAGCAATGTTCAACTATGACATAAAAATCCCCTCTGCTGGAGAGGGGTAATAGGTTAAGCCGCTGCCCGCGACTGACTCATTTCCGGCACATTTGCGCGCACCTGCTCCTCGACGAACGGCAACGGGACGGCATTGCCGCAGCGCTTCACCTGCTTATCTTTCGCGTACTTCACTAACAACTAGCGGCATGAAGTATTTGTATCACATGGCATCATGTTTTCTGGCACCCACTGCCCATTTCTACAACTGTATTTTTTCAATCCGGAAAAGCCTGCTGGAGTTGAACAGGGTTGGCATCTTTTCGCGCCATCAACACATTCACGGAGGGGAGTACTTATTGATTTTTCATCTTTTGACGTATTACTTGTACATGATACTAAAAACAGAATCGGTATAAAAATCAAGAAAATCATAATGTTTCGCATATGAGCCTCGGCTTGATAAGACGAAGGAGTCACTCGTATTTTTGATTACATGCAGTACTGAAAAGGATTTAAATCATTTACGATAGTCATTTAACAGTGATGCATGCAATTTTAGAAAATTCAGTAAGTAAATTTTCGTAATAAGAAATAGGCGCTAGGAAAAAAGTTTAAATCTTACGCTGCTAATTCTTTCTCTTTGCAAAGTTCTGGTAAGTTCACTCTTACCAGCGACTCAGCGAATGGCGGCGGTACTGCGTTGCCGCACCGCGCCACTTGCTTATCCTTGGCGTACTTCACACCACGATAGTCACGGTCAATAATGTACCATTCAGGGAAGCCCTGGGCGCGGTACAGCTCATGCGGTTGCAGCATACGCATGCCGATATCGACGATGCGGTAAACGATGCCATCCACGGTTACCAGTCCGTCGTAATCGTCTCCACAGTACTGGTGCAGGAAAGCCAGCACCTGATCCGCTCGCTGCTCGTCGTAGGACTCAACCGCAAGCATGGTTTTGACTTCTCCAACATGCAGGCCACCGGCTGTGATGGTCGGCATCGGCTCGCCTGTCCGCTGTCCATCCCTGCATGTGCCACGCAGCTTCACCAGATGCGAAGTGACAAGACCATGATGATCCGTGGTGGTGACCGTGTGGGCCGGTTCGTCAAGAGCCACGCCAGCGCCCTGGTAGTTCCCGCCGAAGTGCTTAACCAGGTTCGCTGCCACCAGCCCGAACTTACCACCACCAGCGACCACAGTTCCCAGCGGCTTATGCAGACCTGGCACGCGTGGTTCCTGCCCGGGGCGTTCGCCGTAACCCATCTGGATCAGCGTCGGCGTTATCAGTTGCGATTTTCCTCCGCCACCAGCGGTAATCGTGGCGCTCGGTTCATCAGCGCGGTGGCCCACGCTGGCACCGAACTGGCGGGCGATCAGCGGGGCCAGTTCGGGCGCGATGACATTGGTGCGGTTCTGCGTAAGCAGAGTGAAGAACGGTTTGTTAACCGGGCGCGGCCTCATCTGGAATTCAGATCCACCTGTTCCGGCAAACAGCGGTGCCATCACTGGATTGGCAATGGCGTAACCATGGGTTTTGGTAATGGTCTGTAACGGCTCCGACAACGCCTGTCCACGGAAACAGTCGTAACTGGTTCGGTTGCTGGTGTGATTACACTTCACGATGAACGGCGACGCATTGTCGATCACGAACCGCTGAATGCCCCGGGCAATTCGTTTGAGGGTGTTTTCCGCCAGCGGCTTTTTGCGGTCGAATATGGACGGCGCAGGGATAGACCAGTCGATACATTCCGCCGCCGTTCGCCAGGCTTTCAGCTTACCGTTCTGCACTGCTGGCGATTTAGGATCGCCGTGGGTCGGCTCCGGCCAGGTCACCGGCACGCCGTCGCACCGCATCACCATGAAAAAGCGCTTTCTGATTGTCGGTGCGCCAAAATCACACGCTCGCAGCTCGCGGTGATCAACAGAATACCCGAGCCCGGCCACCAGCTGCTGCGCCTGCTCCCCATCGGCGGCAATGCCCAGGAACTCGCAGCACTCTGCCAGCGCCGGATGCCCGGCAGGAACACCACAGGAAAGCATCCCGCAGAACGCCTCAAATGTTTCACCTGCGCGGGTCGGATCCGGGCGCATCTCTGCCGCCAGCAATGGCCCCCACGTTTTAAACTCTTCGACGTTCTCCAGCATCATCACGCGTGGACGCACCGCCAGCGCCCAGCGAATAACGATCCACGCCAGACCGCGAATTTCTTTCTCCACTGGCTTTGAGCCCTTGGCCTTCGAGAAGTGGCGGCAATCAGGGCTAAACCATGCCAGCCCCACCGGGCGGCCTGCCGTCGCCGCCATCGGGTTTACATCAAACACGGATTCGCAGTAATGCAAAGTATCCGGGTGGTTCGTGGTGTGCATCGCGACGGCGTTCTCGTCGTGGTTGATGGCAATATCCACGCTGCGGCCAGTCGCCAGCTCAATACCGGTAGACGCCCCGCCGCCACCGGCAAAATTATCAACGATGATTTCTCTCACGCGTATTTCTCCATGGCAGCGGCCAGCGACCGGGCAGCAGTGATAATCGCCGGGACCGGCATTTTTTCCAGCCACATGCGGTTGATGTGATGTTTCAGGCGGCGCTGGTGATGCGCCGGGAGATCACCAGCGCTTTCAACCTGTGAATAGACCATCCCTACTTCAGCAGGCCAGACCGTTTCCGGCACATCCACCAGCAGCAGACTTTCCAGCTCTACGATGCGTTTTGTGGCGTACTGCATTAAGTGATCAGGCTCGTCGCTTATGGCACCAGCATCGCTATTGACGAAAATTATCCAGTGCGTTTTGTCGTTTTTTCCGGTCTTCTGCCAGACAGCGGGTTTCTCGTCAGTGAGCGCCACGACCTGGCTCAAAGGAATTTGCGTCTCGTTCCATTTGAAAATCAACACCCCGTTGGGCTTCAGAACGCGGAAAGCTTCCCTGAAGCCGGAGCGCAAATCCTCGCGCCAGGTATCGCGGTTAAGCTTTCCGTACTTTTTGCCCTGCCAGCCGTTCGGGCCAACACGTTCAAGATGAGGCGGATCGAAGACCACCACCGGAAACGTAGCGTTGGCGAACGGCAGCGCGCGGAAATCAGCGATAACATCTGGGCTAATAACCAGGCGGCGTTCATCGCAAAGTACGTGCTCTTCAGCGCGAATATCGCAGAAGACGGCACGCGGGTCGGCTTTGTCGAGCCAGAACATGCGTGAACCGCAGCACATGTCGAGAATGGTTTGCGCGCTCATGCCACGCCTGCCTTAATCAACTCTTCCTTGATGCGTTCACTGGCAGCCGATTTTAGCGACTCGATAACCAGAACCACGTCATCAACGCTGTCTGCTCCGGTAGCCTGACGCATAGCTTTTTCCCACTCAATTTCGGCTCTGACAGAGGCGTCACGTTCCAGACAAGCCGTACGCGCCGCGACCAGCGCACAGTCCAGCCGCTCCGCCAGTTCGTTCAGCAGCTTCGCTGTCTCCGGATCTTTAAACTTAGCGACTACGTAGGTGGCGCGAATCAAGTGCTCATGGGTCATGTCTTTCATGCGCGGGCGCTCCCGAAAATTTTATGGATTTGATAGCCCTGCCAGTTCTGGCGGCAATCGTCAGTAATTACGTTCACTGGCTCAGCTGGTTTTTCCGGCTCCGCTGGCTTGATTTGAGATTTCCGCGCTGCGCGGCGGGCGGCACAGTCAGCTTTACGCTTTGCCTTACGGCGCTCAGCCAGTGCTTCCACGTACGTCTCGTAATCCTGAAACGTCAGGAAATAACCCTGTTTACCCTGTTTGATGATGTTCCCCTTCCTGCAAATCTGAGTGAGGAAGTCGCGCGTGATACAGTCGCTGGTACCAAGTAGCGTTTTTATTTCCGCATAGGTCAGTCTGCGTCGCTCTTTCAGCTCAGCGAGCACGGCATCCACACGGATCAGATAGGTTTCTTCAGGCGTTTTATAGTCAGGTGCAAGCGCGTAAACATACTCGCGCCGCCGCCCTGAACGTACCACCTTCCCGCTACGCAGCAGGCCACCGAGCAGCGTTGAAGTCCGGTTTGGGTCAATGCCGATAGCCGCAGAGATTTCGTGCAGGTTTCCTTCCCGGTTAGTCAGGAAGCTGATCACGTCGTTAACAAAATTCGTTGTCATGATTTCCTCACTTCACCACACGCAGGTGGCTGACGTTTTTACGGTAACTGGCCCAGTTGAAGTTCACCCAGATTCCGCCATCCATCTGCAGGCGGTCCATCACCCTCTCGCCCAGTACGGCGGTCAGCTGGGGGTGATTCAGGTTGGTCAGCACACCGACAGGTTTCAGGGCTGCCAGGCGGCGATCGATAATCTGGTTCAGGATGACGAACTCGCCGCGCGTCTCGCGCTGAACACCCACCTCATCGAGAACCAGCAGGTCAACGCGGCAAAGGTCATCCAGTAACGCGGATTCTGATTCGCCCTCGTCGTAGCAGGCGCGAACGCGCAACATGAGGTCGGGGATGGTTACAATCAGCACCGTGGCGCCGCGCCCGAGGAGATGATTTCCGATCGCCGCCGCCAGATGGTTTTTCCCGGTACCGCAGCCGCCGCTGAACACGAAGCTGCCAAATCCGGTACCGAAGTTCTGCGCGTAGCGCTTCGCCATCGTCAGCGCCAGCTGCTGCCCCTCGCCGCTCACCTGGTAATTTTTGAACGTGCAGTTGCGGTGCAAATCCTGTATACCGGAGCGCCCGAAAATCCGATCCGCACGCGCTTTCTGGTTGAGTTTCTCCACTTCGACGCAGTGCTTGCGGCCCTCTTCCTGCTGCCAGGCCATAAGTTCTTCAGCGCTGGTGAACTTGGGTTTGATGCCCGCCGGCATGAGTCGCTGCAGGCGTCCGATTAATTCGCTGCTGGTTTTCATGATTACCCCGTGAATCCGTCTGGAATCTTGTTATCAGGTTGCGGTACCGAAAGGGCCTGGGACTGATAGCGCGACGTCGCAGTGTTTTTTGACTGTTCAGGCTCGAACAATCCCTGCCAGCCGTTGGCTATGCTCCGGTTGATTATTTCTTCGGGGCTATATCCTTTGGTGATACAGCGGCCCAACAGGTTGATAGCTTGCGTAACGGTCTGCATCGATTTGATGGGCTTTTTCAGATCGCGACGATAGGCGACCCATGAAGACCAGGTTTCACGCGAAAGCCATTCCGGGACAGGAGCGGTTTCGGGATTGAAATCAGATCTTCCTGTCCTGGGGGATTTAGGGGGTTTATTAATATTGTCTTTATTGTCTTTTGTAATAGTGTCTTTTGTGTGTCCCCATTGTGGTGACAGGCTTGTCACTACCGTGGTGACATTTTTTGTCACTACCGTGGTGACAGTGTCATCATCATGGTGACTGTCACTACCATGGTGACAATTTTTGTCACTACCGTGGTGACCCCCGGGTCCGCTTTTAGCGGGAGGGATTTTCCAGTCGTTAAGGTTTTTATTCGGCCCAATTAATGAACCATCAGATATCAGGACGTGCATGCTCAGCAGCTCTTTTTTTACAGCGTTAACTTTCTGCCGGGGCAGCCTGGTTAACTGAGCTAGCTGGGTGTCAGCAATGCGGTCCATTTTTTTGTTGAACCCATAGGTCTTTCGGCAAACAGCATGAGCAACCTTGGCCTGATTTTTCGTCAGGTTGGCCCCAATAAGCTCCTCGTACAGCTCGTTCGCCAGACGTGTGAATCCATCGTCTGTATCGGCCACACGCATCTCCACCACCTGCAATTCAGGTCTGATTGGTACTACGGAAAGACGCGCTAAATTACCCATAGCGCACCTCGTTGAAATTTACGGTTTGTCCAGTCATACTGACCTCGCAATTGCATCCAGTTATTGCACCCGAAGGCCGAGGTGTTGGCGCACATCGGTCTTCACCCTTTCAGAACAGCCCGCGCTGTTCGCTGCGCTTAACGCGCTTTTCTTCGAACCTGTCGGCTGAGGTTGTTTGTTTCTCCGCCCAAAACTTCGCGTGTCGTAAAACATCATCGAAAATTTTCCCCTTACGGCTTGCCTGAGACATGCGCCGGTATAAATCCACGGCCTGGAACGCCCCCCTGAGCCACCGGCACCGGAAAACCCAGGCGGATAAGCTCTTCGCGGACGTGCTTCTCGATAAATTGCTCATGGTTCATAAGCAGCCTCACATCATCTGCGGAATCATTGCCATAAGGCTGTTGAGAACCACACCGAGAGAATCCGCCGGCAGAAATCGAAGGACCGACTCAGCTGCTTCTCTAACTTCTTTTTCGAGCTTGTGAACAGGTGATCCCAGCAACTTCGCCTGGTGTGCTTCGCTGCATTCCTTGATGGCCGCCGCAACCAGCTCCGATTCAGTTGGCTCCGCCTCGTAACCAAACCGGCGTTTGATTACGTCCGGCATCTGCCCAAGGATTGCCGGACGCAGTCTGACGATGTTGGCCCGCGCGTCGGGTGAGTTATTGCGATTATCCAGCCAGCGGAAAAGCTTCGTTCGCCACACCAGAGGTTCAGCCGAAATTTCGATACCTTCCCCGCCCATTTCCCGCCAAGCATCAGCGACGATCATTGCAACGAATAACTGGCCACCCATCTCATTTGCCCAGCAGCGAACTGCCGAACAGATATTTGCGTGATCGTCCAATTGGGTCGTTTTAGTGTGAGATTCAAATCTCACGGCCCGTTGTAAGTTGTTGTTACTCTGCTGGTACGCGAGTGATTGCATAGTGATTCACCATTGATGAAAGTCCTTGATGTGCAGGGCCACCGATTCAGGCAGCATGGTTTTTAGGGTGTGGGAAAATAGATGGGAGGTCTGGACGAAACTCGTGCGCCAGAATCTGTCCATCTACGGCATCTACCAGATCAGGAACGTGGATTGGGGAGATTTTCTTTTTCCCGTTTAGCCAATCGCAAATAGTCGACTGAGCTTTCCCACAACGTTTTGCCAACTCTTTTTGACTACCGGCAAGAGCTATCGCTTTTTCTACAGCAGGATTCTTCATAATCACCTCAACTATCAGTTTAAGCGGATTATGGATATCACTTTAGCGATTGTCAATCGCATTAGCGATTCTTTGCCAAATTATCGCCCTAGCTATACGATTTACAAATACAGATGAGGGGTATTTATGGAATTCTCGGAACGCCTAGCGCGTGCTATGTCAGAGGCTGGGTATACTCAGGCAAAGTTAGCTAAGGATGTTGGAATGGCTCAATCCAGTGTTAACAGGCTTCTCAGTGGAGCAAATGGATCACGTAAGACTGTGGAAATCGCCTCGGTATTGGGTGTTCGCCCGGAATGGCTTTCGACCGGTTCCGGCGAGATGCGAGAATCATCTTTGCGAGAACCTGCTCCACTTTATCAAGTTAAATCAGAACAAAACGGGGTTTACCGCGTGGATGTGCTGGACGTGAAAGCTAGCGCTGGCCCGGGAAACTTGGTAACGAGTGATTTCATTGAGACAATAAGGGCCATCGAATACACAAATGAACAGGCAAGAGCACTTTTTAGTAACAGGCCAGCCAGTCATGTGAAAGTTATAACCGTTAATGGTGACAGTATGGATGGCACTATTTCTCCGGGCGACCAAATATTTGTGGATACCGGGGTGACACACTTTGATGGTGATGGGGTTTATGTCTTTGTTTTTGGAAAAACACTGCATGTAAAACGACTGCAAATGCAAAGGGATAAACTCGCTGTTATTTCCGACAATCCTATATATGAGAAATGGTATGTTGAAGCTGGAGATGAAGACCAGTTTTATGTCATGGCAAAGGTTCTTCTCAGGCAATCCATCGAATACAAACGATTCGCATAACCCGGCACCGCCGGGTTTTTTATTACTTCTCTGCTCTTAACAACCGTCAAATATCACATCTTCTTAATTTCCAATCTTTCAAGATCAAAAAATATCACTTTATCTTTCATTGATATATCGCTTTTATCATTATAATTATCGTTTAAGCGATTGACTAAGATAATCGCTTTAGCTATTGTTATCGCATCAGCAAACAGTGGTTTTCGTAGTGGTGAATATGCAGCCGTACCGACGGCAACCAGAAGATCAGCGTCTGGCACCGCCGACGAAGACCATTTAATGCGCCGATAATCAGCAACGTTCCGCCAGCCGGGCGATAACGGCAGAGGATGAGATGGTTGATCAACACTACGGCACGATGCACATCATTCGGCAGTGCGTGACACCGGGAATGCTGGCAAAGCACGACGGGCACACCTGGAATGTGTCAGCGGTTCGCGGCAAATACGTTTACCTGCGTACCATGCGCGGCACCACACGTATCAACGATTGTCTTGTGGAAGTTTTACTGAATGGCTGGGGTGATCCGATGATTCACGGTCAGGAAACTACCGGTGCGAAATGCGCCTACTGCAAAAGCCCTCTTCAGCCAGGCGACGAAGTGAAAAGCACCCTGCTTTTACTGCGCGCCAACATGCTTGCCCGCGAAGAACGGCATTACTGCTCTGCGCAGTGCGCCGGGCATGACCAGATGGCTCACGAGCCATAAACGCAAAAACCCGCCGAAGCGGGCCTTACGTCCGGTAACACCTACCAAAGCATACCGGAATTTTTCACCTAAACCGAAGGCGGCTCTTACAAGCGCCGGGGATCTTACAACCCAAAGGAGCTCAGACGCAATGAACACATATGCGTTTCTCATTAAGGCAAAAGCGAAATCAGGGGTCAAAAACCTGTTTTGCTGGCTCTCTGCCAAATCCGACTCGCGCGCCCAGCGTGAAATCGAGAACATCCTGGAAGACGCCGAAATTGAAACTGGACGCGGTGCGGATTACCAACTGCCGGTCCGTACGAACTGGCTTATTGTTGACGACCTGCCCGCCGAATGCGCTCTGGACGATAGCTGGTGTGATCGTTACGAACTGCAGGAAGACGGGCGAACCTGGCTACCAAAAGCGAAACCGGCTAAATCCGTAAATATCCAGGACGAGCGCGCGCAGCTGGCGGACGCTTCCGGTCATGCCAGTGCGCCGGCTGCTGACGTCCCTGCACTACTCCGCCCGGTAGCGCGCCTGCGCCTGCCTCAGCGCCTGATTGCTCACCTGCTTAACGACACTGAAGTGAAAGAAATCAGTGAGGCTATGCACGTGCAAATCGGCGCAGCTGAGGCCGATGAAAGCAATCTCTATATCCAAAACCTGCTACAGGCCTGCCGGGAAATACCAGGTATTGATGAACTGTCTGCGCATGTTGAGTGGAAACTCATTCAGGCCGTAAAAGAATTATTCCCGCTGGAGCAGAGCCACGAAGTAAGCACTATGAACGGTTTTATTACAGCATGGGTGGAAGCAGAGTCCGGTGATCGTTCTCAGCTTGTTAAAGAGTGGACGGAAGCCATTCATGGCTCACCCGAAATAAAATATGGTGGTGACAACGCATCTGAAATTATTCAAAAGTTTCGGGATGCGGAAATTCCAGAACTTATAACTGTGGCAACGCTACCCTTCCGCCAGAGACTGCTTGCTCAGTTTATCTCTGATAACGAATACGCCTACCACATTAACCCGGCGCAGAAAAATGCCATTGTTGGTCTTGAAATGGATGTTGATAACTCGTACGTCCAGAACCTGCTGCTGGCTGCTGAAAACGCGCCTGCCCTGAAAGACGTCAAAGAATACGACCTGTGGAAACTGACCGAGGCGGTCAGGGAAGTGTTTCCGCAGGATCGTAAAACACCCGAGCTGGGCGTGATGCTGCAGTTCCTGAAAGCATGGAGCGAGACGGCGTATATCGACAAAGGTCTGCTGGTTAAAGAGTGGACCAAAGGCAACCGCGTGGCCGCTATCCAGCGCACCGACACCGGCACAAACGCTGGCGGCGGCATCGCGACAGATCGCAACCCGGATTATGAGCACACCTTGGATACGCTGGATATTGAAATTGCCGCAGCGACGCTGCCGATGGATTTCGATATCTACAACATCCCGGGCGCCGTACATCGACGTGCCAAAGAAATCGTTCAGAAAAAAGAAAGCCCGTTCAAAGAATGGTCTGCCGCACTGCGCAAAACAGCGGGCATCCTGGACTATTCACGCGCTGCCATTTTCGCCTTGATCCGTGGCGCCGCCGAGAATGTTCATCATTTCCCGGTCAGCCTGCAAACCTACATCAGCGCGAACCTGAAAGAACACCAGCATGCCAAGCCAGATGCTGCAACTGTAGAGGCTGCGCAATTCAGCCGTGAAACCCTGGATAAACAACTGGCTGCTGGCCGCGGCGAATATGTCGAAGGTATCAGCGACCCGGTGGATCCGAAATGGGATAAAACGCCGCGTAAAACTTTCTGTACTCACGAAGATAACTTACAGCGCGTCCGGGAAGAAGGGGCGCGCCGCCGGGCTGAAGAAGCAGCCGCACAGCCAAAGGTCGAAAGCCTCGGCGCTGGTGTGTTCTCCATCGAAGGACTGACCGGTAACACCCCGGCCACTCCGGACAACGGCCCGGTAATGGGCGACGCCACTTATCAGGAAATGGCCGAAGGCCTGCGCGAAGAACTGGAGATTACCGAAGATGTGCAGATGGAAACGGCTGTCAGTAACGAAATCCCGGCTGGTACACCGGTTTCAACAGGCGAAAGCACTGATGAAGATCATCCGCAGGCAGATGCCGTAAACGCTGCCAATATTTTCGCGGCTAACGCTCCGCGCCTGGCTAACCACACTGAGCCGGAAACGAACCAGGAATCTGTTAAACCGGCCCAGTCTGAACCGGATCAGCAACAGAGCGAGCCATCTTCGCCAGAAACTGAACCAGAAGCTATTGAGTACCCGGCTTTCTTCGAACCAGGCCGTTATGAAGGTTTACCGAATAACGTTTACCACGCCGCGAACGGTATCAGCTCAACCATGGTGAAAGATGCCCGTGTATCGCTGATGTATTTCAATGCGCGCCACGTTGAAAAGACCATTTCACGCGAGCAGTCCAAAGTTCTGGATATGGGTAACCTGGTGCATGCGCTGGCACTGCAGCCGGAAAACCTGCATACAGAATTCAGTATTGAACCTGAAATCCCGGAAGGTGCATTCACCACCACGGCAACGCTGCGCACGTTTATCGACGCGCATAACGCCAGCCTCCCCGCGCTGCTAAGCGCAGACGATATCAAAGCGCTCCTTGAAGAGCACAACGCCACCCTGCCTGCGCAGGTGCCGATGGGTGGCAGCCTGGAAGAAACAGCGCAGAGCTATATGACTCTGCCAGCTGAGTTCCAGCGTATCGAGGCAGACAAGAAGCAGACCGCTGTCGCAATGAAGGCCTGTATCAAAGAGTACAACGCCACCCTGCCCGCTCCGGTAAAAACCAGTGGCAGTTGTGACGCGTTGCTCGAACAACTGGCGATCGTTAATCCTGACCTGGTGGCACAGGAAGCGCAGAAGCCGCAGCCGCTAAAAGTATCCGGCACCAAAGCTGACCTGATTCAGGCTGTGAAGTCTGTTAACCCGGGCGCCGTGTTCGCCGACGAACTGCTGGATGCGTGGCGCGAGAACCCGGAAGGCAAAGTGCTGGTCACCCGCCAGCAACTGAGCACCGCGCTGAACATTCAGAAAGCGCTTCTGGCTCACCCTACCGCCGGCAAGCTGCTGACGCACCCGAGCCGCGCTGTTGAGGTGAGTTATTTCGGGTTTGACGACGAGACCGGGCTGGAAGTACGTGTACGCCCGGATCTGGAAATCGACCTTGACGGTGTGCGTATCGGCGCAGACCTGAAAACCATCAGCATGTGGAACGTCAAGCAGGAAGGTCTGCGCGCCAGGTTGCACCGGGAAATCATCGACCGCGATTACCACCTGAGCGCAGCCATGTACTGCGAGACGGCGGCGCTTGACCAGTTCTTCTGGATTTTTGTCAACAAAGACGAGAACTACCACTGGATCGCCATTATCGAGGCATCGGCCGAACTGCTGGAACTGGGCATGCTGGAGTACCGCAAGGCGATGCGTGCTATCGCGACCGGCTTTGATACTGGCGAGTGGCCAGCGCCGATCACTGCTGACTACACCGATGAACTGAACGATTTCGACCAACGCCGCCTTGAAGCGCTGCGCCTGGCTTAATGGAGGATTTGACCATGCAAAATACCAATATCATCACGACTGAGCAGGCTCCGAACACCATTTCTGCCAGCAACGCAGTATTCAACGTGCAGGCGCTGGGCCAGCTTACCCAGTTTGCCGAATTGATGGCCCAGTCTGCCGTAACCGTTCCCAAACATCTGGCGGGGAAACCTGCGGACTGCATGGCGATTGTCATGCAGGCCATGCAGTGGGGCATGAACCCTTACGCAGTCGCCCAGAAAACGCACCTGGTAAACGGCGTGCTGGGTTACGAGGCGCAGTTGGTGAATGCGGTGATTTCCAGCTCTAGCGCTATTCAGGGCCGATTCCATTACGAGTACGGCGGAGACTGGGAGAAGATCGCCGGCCAAAAAGAGGGTCGTGATGAACTGGGCCTTTATATCCGTGTCGGTGCAGTCCTGCGCGGTGAAGCGGAGATCACCTGGGGCGAACCAATCTACCTGTCTGATATTACCACCCGGAACTCACCACTGTGGAAGACAGCACCGAAGCAGCAGATCGCTTATCTCGCAGTAAAGTACTGGGCGCGCCTGTACTGCCCGGAAGTCATCCTGGGCGTTTACAGCCCGGATGAAGTCGAGCCGCGCGCAGAGAAAGAGATTAACCCGCCGCCGCAGCACGTGGACCTGAAAGAAATCGCTAGTGACACTGCCGCAACCACCAGCAGCGCGCGGGAATCCACGGTGAATATTGATGCTATCGCCGATGAATTTCGTTATCGCATTGATGCCGCCGAAGACATCGACGCTGCGAAAGCCGTGGGCGAAGACATTAACCAGGCCAAGGCAACTCTGGGCTCAGCGCTGTTCACGGAACTCAAGAACAAAGCCACACAGCGTTATCACCGGGTGAACGCTCGCAACAAAATCGAGGCGACGATTAACTCCCTGCCGCAGCCGGGTGAACCGGAAGCTGCTGAACGGTTTGCGAAGGCTGAGCAAACCCTGACGGCGGCAAAGCGTCATCTGGGCGATGAACTGTACGAGAAATTCAGCATCAATTTGCTGGATATGAAACCTGAGTATGTCGGCTAAGGGAGGCGGGAGGGTTCGCCCTCCCGGTTAACGATGAGACTAATTAACAGAGGCAGCAAACAATCTCCCGTGGCACGACAGGCTTGCGCCGCAGCGCTCCAGGAGCATTACGAGCGTTTCGGAGATTACGGTATAACCGGCAAAAGCATGGACTACATGATCCGGGTAGACGGGACCAAACTTCGCGTCGAGATCAGGAACTGTCAGCACAGCTACATCGCGACACCGATAGATAAACCTCGCCGGTTGCGGGCTCTGGCCAGCCCAGTGATGGGACTCAGGGGAAAATCATGACCTGTAATTTTAAAGAAGTACCGAAAGCGCAGTGGCCGCAAAAGCTTCACGACCCGAAACGCACCCATGTATGGGCCAACTCATATTTTCTGGTACAGGAATTCAGGGAAGAGGAAGGCATTATCCGCCTGACCGTTAACATAACCGGCATGGGGATGAACGGGCGCTGGAAGGATGGCATCACCTGGGACGCATTGCAGGAAATCAAAAACGCCGTTGGCTATGCGGATTGGGATGCGGTCGAGATTTACCCCGCCGAGCACGATGTGGTCAATGTGGCGAATATGCGCCACCTGTGGATTTTGCCTGAACCGTTGCCGTTCGCATGGCGCCGTGACAGCTGATAACGAAATATCAACGGCCCCGAACGGGGCCACTGGAGAGAAGTGATGACAGATTCAAGTCTGATACCTGAAAAAGAAGTGATGAGTATCCTGGGTATCTCATCACGTCAAACAATCTGGAACTATACGCAACGGCATAATTTCCCGAAGCCAGTAAAGACGCACCCGAAGGCCTACCTTCGAGAGGCATTCAATCACTGGCTTCAAAATGGTGGCGTCAACCAGAAATCTTCCTGATATGCCAGAATAACTTATCAGCGTGAAGCTCATAGGCTTTACGCTGAGCTTCAATCCAGTCATGTTTGTTATACACTGCCATCACGCCGCCCAGCTCATGACCGAGCATTCTTTCTGTAACATGAGGTTCAACGTCCATTTCAGAAAGCCTCGTAACCAACGTCCTTCGGAAGTCATGAGTGCGCCAGTAGCCCAGATCCATTTCCCCCCTTATACGGTTAACAAACCGGTTAGCAGCAGCAATGGTGATAGGTTCATGGATTTCCGCTCCAGGGAAAAGAATATCTTTATAGGTCGTCATCGCCCTTTCAAGTAAAGGTTCAATCTGTTCAAAAATGGGTCGGCGGATAATATTCCCCATTTTGCTGTGCTCTTTTGGGACGGTCCAGACCTTCTCTGTTAAATCAAACTCCAGCCGTGTGGCGAGGCGAAGTTCTGACAATCTGGCCCCCCATAGCATCAGCATCTGGTGCAACAGTTTGTTTGAAGTTGATGCCCTGCTTCTTTCAATCGCCAGCCAAATTTGAGCAAGCTCATGGTAAGAAAGAACGCGATCTCCGACGTCAGCTCGCGTACCAAAGTCCCTTGGCTGAATACCCATAATCGCGCAACTATCGATAACCTGACGTCGCATGCACCAGCTAATTGCTGAGCGCAACTGGCTCAGTACCTGACGCGTTCGCCGCGGATTATCTCTTTCCTCTTCGGTGAGCAGATCCACCCACTGTTTGACGGTGATTGAGGCAGCTGGTCGCCGGGGAAACGCATTGTACATACGCTTCATAACAGTGGACTGATAAAGTGCCTGCGTCTTTGGCCTGAGGCTAACGCGGACATAGTTATCAAACCAGTAATCCAGGCATTCCGCTACCGTCATCAGATTTTCTGATTTTTCTTCAAAATAGGTTCGGGGGTCGACCCCTTTGAAATACAGATTTCGTAGTTCGGCTGTGATCAGCCTGGCGTCTTTGAGTGCTATTGCGGGGTATCGCCCTAATCCAAGTCGCTGCGCCTTACCTTGCCACCGATACCGGTACTGGAACTGAATCACGCCCTTCGGTGAAATGCGTACACTGAGACCGTCAGCGTCTGCCACTTCTTGTGGGCCGGAATATGGTTTACCATGAATGGTACGCAGTTTAGTGTCGCTGATAGCCAT